AAACCTCATGTTAACAGCTGTGAAAATGCTAATATACCGGTCTGGCTATGGATGTAGTGACCGGTCTATTTATTTAGTCAAGCATGTGTGGCAGAGCGGTGAATGCGCATGACTGTAGATCATGTCCTTATTTAGGTTAACGTCGGTGGTCCGAATCCATCCACATGCAGAATTATAGGGGGCCCGCCCCCCAAATAATAAATTAATATTATAGTCTCGTAGGCTAACTGGACTAAACCATGGGGCTACGAACCTCATATTCGTGGATCATACCCGCGCGGGACTACTAATTTAAAGAGGATAACATGGCAGAACTTAAACCTTATGACCCAAATAAACCAAAGATTAGTATCAATAATGAAGGCTGGCTTGATCGTATGGTCGAAGCTGGAATTCCACTCTCTCGTGCTTTGAAATATTTCCATGAGAACCCGAATGGTCAGGCAACTAAGTTTATCAGTCTCGCTGCTGAAGATTTAGTTCCTTTCTATTCCAATATTATTAATAACGGTGATGCGACAGACTACGTAACTGAAGCTATTATGCTCGGTATGCCGATGCCGGGGCCCAAATCTTCAAAGAAAGTAATGACTCCGAAAGGTGAAAGAACTTATTATGTCAATCAAGGAATTCCAGAACTTGACGTAGAACGTAACCAGAAACTTAAACGATTATTTGACGAAACCAATGATATTAACTGGAGGGGAAGTGACTTTAATTCATGGTATGGTGATGACTATCTGCCAGAAGTAGGTGATACTTGGGCAGGATCTAAGGATTATCATCCGGATGGTGATGTCAATCGTTATGAATCTAAATCTATTGATCCAGATGATTTCAATAACCTTATGGATGAACTGGAAGCTGAAGGTGTCATTGATGCAGCAGACGATTATAAATTTGACGTTAATGATCAAGAATATGCAGATGCCAAACAGACGAAGGTCGATCTCGATAAGATATATTCTGAAATGAATGATGATACGGCTTTATTGACTAATGAAGGAAAGTTCAATGACGATTTAGAAAATCGCGGGCGCGATGAATACTGGAAGAAACGTGACGAAATAGCAGATAAATATATTAATCCAGACTGGAAGGGAACTAAGTATCTATATGATGACGCTAAGAGGGTAACCCCGGAACAGTTTGATGTTGAAAAATACAGAAAGAATCTGACTGATGAAGAAATTAATAAACTTAAAGAATCGCTATCAAAAGTAAAGGAAATGCGAGAAGTATGGCCGGAAGAAGCAGATAAGAGGATGGCTGAACTTAATGCGGCTATAGAGAAAGGATATACTGAATTACCGAAACCTATGGCAGTTCAGGCTTTCCCGAACTATGAAGCAATGTCTCGTTATCGTGCAGAAATGGATGCTTTACCGAAGTTCGAATATACTAAGGCAGACCCAAGACCGGCTAGCGATGTATTCGATTTCGTGGCTAACGATCCGGAATTAATGAACGGTAGTAGGGAAAGGAATGCTGACTATCCAAAATTACATGATATTAACTATATCTATAAACCGGAAACAGCTTATACGCCGGCTGAAGATTTAGTTAATGCATCCATAAGCAGATACACAGAACCATATCGAATTACTATGCGCGATTTCGATCAGATGACTAACTTGGTTAATGATTTAAGAGATCCGGCGCTTTATAATAAGAACTGGTCAAGTAAACTTAAACAGGAAATAAATGAACTTAAAGAAAACGAATTATTGACAGCTCAAGATAAAGAACGAATGAAAGAAACTGTAGATTATTACGCCGAGCAGATTCAGAATGAACCGGATCCAGATCGCCGTAAATTCTTACTTAGACTCTTCAGAAGTGAAATTGACGGTGCTGGTCTTATGTATGATGGTATTGAATAACTATTAATCGTCCATATTTGATTTCTGGGCAATCCGTGGAAGTAACCATATATAATAAACGCTCAATAAACATAACGAACCCAGGAATCACTTATGAGCGATTAATATACTAATTATTATAACAGATGGGGGCGCATGTACCAAGGCGGCGATCCGGTCTTGCAAACCAGATGTGAAGATTTCGATTATCTTCGTCTCCACTATCTAAACCTTACTTTCATATTAATCTCCTATAACTAAGACGATCTGAAATATGGTCGTCTTTCTTATTATGCGAAATTCTCGAAAAAATTATTATATATAATATAGAACGTAAAGAAATTTACTATATTTAATAAGGAAGATTAATATGATAGATTTAGAGCAATATTCAACATTAATTCTTATCGAAACCAAGAACGACGGTATTATTTCGTCATACGTCAAGTATAACGGCGATCAACTCGCTGCATCATCTGAATATCGTCTGGGTGTAAAGTTCGGTGTTTCCAAATCTCAAATCATCTGGCATCATGACTGTGGAACTCAGACTGAAGCGGTCAAACTCCAAAGACGTTATCATCTGGTCACTAAATTATTCTATAATGCAGGAACTGGTAACGTAAAGATTAATGCCGAACTCGCAATCAATACCATGAATTATTTACTTAAGTTTGATTCTCGTGACGATATGATCGAACTTTATAACCATATCTACACATATGTCAATAAAGATAATGATGAAGAACGTGGTATTCTTTATATCATGAAGGATTTCGCTGAAGATAAAGTATTCTATAAGATCGGAACCACATGTGAATCTAAGGGTGCTGAAGGAAGACTCGCCGAACTGAAACGTAGTCATTATCTTTCAGAATGTGCTTTCGTAGTCGACCAGATTATGACCGACAGTCGATATATAGCTGATTATTTCGAAGGCTTATTTCATATCATCTTTGCTGTTAAGAAGATTTCTTGCCCGAACCGTAAACAGAACGTCAACGGAAATAAATTTGATAACTTTGACGAAACTTTCGAAATCGATAATGCAGACGTTATAAATATAATGTCGGTCATGATGAAACACAGAACGCCCGAAGAATTTATTGAACAGTTTAATAAGATTAAAGGAAATTAATATGGATAATATAGAAGAAATTAAGAAATTACTGGATGAAATCAAAGGATCCATCGAAACCATCAAGGATTATCTACGTGAAGAACGTGTTAATTCCAAGGAAATGCAAGATAAGATGTTCGATACTTGGTTAAACCAATACGATGAAGGAACTAAATCTTTACCGAACTGGTATAACGAATGTGCTTTGCCGCCAACTCAAGGATGCAATATCTATAACGAAGATGGAACTCTTAAAGACGAATATTTACCAAAGAACTAATGAGGATTAAATATGAAATACGAAATTAAATACGCAATCAAGAAATTTGATGAAATCTTTACTGACCCGAATGCTAAACCGACTTGCATCCGTCAATATGTCGATGATGACGGTAAGGTAGTAGAGAAGGAAGATACTATCAAGGAACTCTTTCATCAGGTAGTAAAGGTCGGTGATGAAACTTTCCAGGGTGTAGTAGCTTTCGGAACTCATGGCTTTACTGAATCTTCACTTGATAATATGACAGCTCGAGAATTTATTGAAGAATATCTGATTCCTAATACAGTGACTATTAATAAGGCAATCGAACGTAAATTTAATGAATAATAAATCGTCATAGTTAACCTCCAAGGATGTCGGTCTGAAATATGACCGACTTTCTAATTTCTAATTAATCGATATGAACAGAACATGGCTATTTCCGTATTTGACTAATCAACCGGTGCCATTAGGATCGCCGAAAGTAAGAGCAGACCATCCTTATAGGAAACGTGAAGGTTTCCATGAATTTAAGGATAACCTTAAGAACTATAAAGATTATGACCTTAACTGGCATCATCTGACTACAGGAACTATTTGGAATGAAGTATTTCCGCAGTTTATGAAAGATTTCAATATCGATTATAACTGGAAAGATTATGTCTTTATTCCGTATGTCGCCGACGGTCATGACTTATCGTTTCATGAATATACCAAACCGATGGATATAGAAGTGATAACCGACGGTCATAAATATGATAAGCTTAGGGATATTGACGGAACACAGCTTACGGCTTATCATAGGCTATTCGTGGCGCCGCATCAAATCGCTACGGTAGTAAATAAGCAACCGTTGACGGAACGAATCATAAGGCTAAACTGTGACTCGATGATTATTCCACTTATACCGTTAATCGCTCCGTATTTCAGGAAGATTTACGTGTATGACTACAGGGATAACTTTAAATTTAAGGAAACCGACGATATAACCGACGAACTGACGTCATATATAACTTTCAACGTAATAAGGATATTTGGTAAATGAAATGTGTATTTAGTATAATGGATAACGCCCGTGGAAGAAAGATATATAACGAGATGATGGAATGGCTAAGACCAAACTATGAAGTAATGGAATGCTGGCATGACGGGTCACAGTTCGAATTCCCGGGTATAAATATGGCTATGAATTATTCTTTACAGTCTAACGAACCGGTGTTATACATACACAGCAAAGGTGCTGGAAACCATAACGGATGTCAATCGATTATAAGGAAGTGGTGGAAGAAAGAACTGACGACCAATAAGGATAAGTATATCGAAGCTATTAAGCAACATGACGTGGTAACGATGATTACGGGTGACGAGAAACACACATGGTTTAACTCTTTCATGGCTACGCCGAAGGCTTTCAAGACTATAGAATCTATGTTAAAGGAACCGAATCCGAACCGATATTTCTATGAAGATATGTGGCTTAATACGGATATAGATGTATATGGTGTGTTATCCAATGATATAAATCATTATAACGTTCAGGAAATAGGTAAGTATATTAAGGTGTGATAAGGAATTAATTATGCAACATGATTTCAGTGAAGTATTTGAAACAGATAATGAACTCTGGCAAAGGGTATTAGAAATATTTGAAAGAAACGAGAAGTATGATAAGAAGGTAGTAAGTAATCGAAACTTGCATCATAAATATCCAAGATCTTTCTCTAAGAGGAAAGGTGAACCGGTCGATAACGATAAAGATAACTTGATTAGTTTAAGTTTGGCTGATCACTTTCTAGTTCATTATTATTATTATCTACTGGCCAAGAAAGGATATAGACAGGCAATGGCTACAGCTTTCACTTTCATGGCTAAGAAAGGACTTAAATATCTGACGCCGGAAACAGCAGAAGCTATGGCCAAAGACTATGCTGAAGCAAAGGCTATTTCTGACCAATATACACATACTGAAGAATCAAATAAATTAAGGTCTATTAAAGTAAGTGAAGCTAAATTAGAATTCTATAAAGATCCAGAAGAACGTAGAAAGAATAGTGAAATGAAACTCGGTAAACCTCATCCACATAAATGGGGTCAACGTTCGGAAGAACAGATGAATAATTTACAGGAACGTGCAAGAAAGATGGTGTATGATAAGGCTACTGATTTCGGCAGAGCTTACTTTGAACATTATCATATCAAACAGCGCGATAACCGGAAACTATATCAAAGAGAACGAACATATTATAAGAAATATGGAAGGTATAGCTGGGATGATGGTAAAGATTTAACCAAGAATTCTGTAAGAAACTCAGAAGGCTAATTATTGAAATAAGGAGAATCAGAAATGACTACTAAAGAACTTAATAAGAAGAAGAAAGAACCAATTAATCAGGAATCTGATGTAAAGAAGGATCTTCAGGAAATGAAGATTACTATCGCTATTATTCAGAAACAGCTTGAAGACTTGGCCGGTAAGTTAAATATCGATACCAGACCGAATCTTGGCTATACCAAGGAGGATTTCGATGAGCTCGCAAGTTTCTACCATAAGAAATAAGCTATCGCAATGGCTTGAAGATAACTTTAAACATGTAACGTTGAAGAAGGAACTGGTAAATAACGGATCAATTATTAAGGTTAACCCGGTTAATATCGATTTGACCGTAGGGCTTATTTCTACGTCGTCTAAAGAAGATTTCCAGAAACTCGTATTTCATTATGCGCCCGCGGGAACTATTATCGACGAGGTGTCTGACGAATGGTATGAAGGTCATATCTTACTAGTCAGAAATATGCTCGCCAAGATGCTGCTCGAAGAATCTAATGCAAAGATCGCCGATAAATATATGTCTATTCTCGAACGTAGAGATAAGGACAGATGGGCTAAAGATTCTAAGAAACAGACTGAAGTAAAGGCGCAGTCTGGTAACGTCAATTTCGAATTTACTATCGTGGAATAATATGGATTTAACCAAAGTATCAGAAGAAGATATAGCTAAAGGCAGATGCTTAAATGCATGGCAGGGCAAATTTATGTCTATGTTCGACGACGACCTCGTTATCGTCAGAACGGGTGTAGGAGCGGGCAAATCATACGGTTTGGCTGCTTGGCTGGTCATGCAATGCTGCAAGAAACCCGGAATTAGAGGTATCATCATAGCTCAGTCTTTCGACGCTTTGGATAAGGTCTTGGTGCTCGATATTCGAAATCGATGCGATAACATGGGTGTGTGGTATAAGTATAATAAGAACGCCAAAGAAATAGAATTCGCTAACGGGTCTAAGCTGATGTGCTATTCTGCTCAGAATCCTCAAGGTCTATTAGGTCTTTCTGAAATAGCTATTCTGGCTATTGACGAAGCTGCTTACTGCCCGGAAGAAGTTTATAACTTTGCTGCTGACCGTATGAGAGGATCCAAATATCCGTCGATGATTCGTCTTATAAGCTCGCCACAGTCTATGGCCGCAAATAACTGGTTTACCAATATCTGTAAGAAATATCCAGATAAGGTCATAACAGCATCTTCTCTCGATAACCCATTCAGTGGTGATAAGTATAAGGAGAACCTTAAGGAACGTTATGGCGAAGGAACTGACTTATATCGTCAACAGGTAATGGGCGAGCTATTCGATACTGACGTAGCATCGCAGATTATCTTCAGAAAGGACTTTCCGACCGAGAAGAAATACGAAGATAAGCTTTGCTATATGGGTGTAGACTGTGCAGGTTTAGGGGCTGACTATGACTCTTTCGCCGTGGTAGATAAATACGGTGTTCGTGAAATCGTTAAGAGAAATGACGGTGATACGTTCGTCAAGGCTAACCTTATACAGACTTTAACCGATAAATATCAGGTTTCTAAATACTGTGTGGACGCGACAGGTGGCTACGGAAATGCTATTATTGACCTTATGAAAGAGAAGAATATACTCATGGAACCGATTAATTTCAGTCAGAAGGCTTTCGATAAGGATAAGCATCCGAACGCCCGAACAGAGATGTATCTTGAACTGGTAAAGGCTATCAGAAACGGATTCTGGGTGCCGGATGAGGTAAGGATGGATATGCTGGCTATGCAGTCGTCAATCAATAACCGTGGTCAATTATTCCTATTACCGAAGGAACTTGCCAAGAAGACTCTCGGAAGATCCCCGGACGCGGCAGACTCTGTAGCTTTGGCCGTATACGCTATGAACCACTTTGCTACTGAGAATAGTCAGAAACCGGCTGACGCAACTAAGGCCGCAGAAATCGCGGACCGTTATTTAAAGTATTTCCAGGTCTACGGGTAGTCTATTTATTATAGAAGTTAAATTAAGAAGGAATTTCAGATATGTATAGTGTCAAGGAAATTATCAGAGAAGCAGCAATTCGTGTAAATCTTGGTCGTAGAAATCAGGGTATGAATGACGGTCTTGAAGAAACCGGATTCCGATTACTCAAGGGTATTATTACTAAGTATAATAATGATGACCTTATGGCTTTCACACAGAATGCTATGACAGTCAAGAATAGTCAGATTATTCATATTTATGACGAACATGACAGCATCCATGGTGAATTCAATATGTATTTCGATAACATTGATGACCTCAATGCTTATTCTCTTACTGAAGAAGATTACATGAATAATGTTTGGGCTATCGTCAAGGGACAGAATGGCTACTGGATTCCGCTACCACATAGTGAAACGTATCTTTGGTCTTATAGGACTGATTTAGAGAATAACCAACGTTATGCTGAAATGCGCGAATACGAATCTATGGAACATGTAAAGATTCGTAATATGGCTAAGATTAATACGATTTATTTGGTTAATCAGGGTGATCATCAACTCGCTTATGAGCTCAAGTTCGTTCCTAAACAGAAGATGGACGATTTCGTCAGAACGGCCCCGGTTTATACTTTCGTGCAGAAATCAGAAACCGAATGGATTATTTATATGAAACCTTATACGGCATCGCTCAAATACGACGTCAAGATTAACTATAACGAAGGTATCGATATTGATATTAATGACGATCTTTATATTCCAGAAGCTTATACAGAACTCTTAATAGTATCTTTGGCTTATAAGCTGGCTTTACAGTTTCCAAGACTTGATACTAATCAGATGGACAGGCTGCAGCAAGATATGAGAACTATGATCGAGAATGTCAGAACTCCGAAGGCTGATGTCAAGGGTGTATTGAGAAATAACGGATATGGCTACGATAAGCTCACACAGGACCAGCTGATGTCTGGTATTTACTTATTCTAAGGAGATATACATGGCTAATTCATGTAAGTTAATTCAGAATATCGCTGGTAGTATTACCAAATCCAATATAGCCAAGGTTGGTCTTGGTGAATCTATCAATATGTATAAGGAAACTCAGAATCAGAATGAACATAGCTGTAACATATTGATGAGAACGGTAATGGGCGAGAAACTATTTACCAACCATGTTGAAGGTAGATGCCGTGGTATGTATCGTGTTTCCAGGGGATATAATAACCGACCAACTCTTTATGGTGTATTCGGAAATACTCTTTACTTAATTGACGAAGATAAGGCAGTTTATACTATCGCTACTCTCGAATCTCATAACTCTGAATGTCATATGACTGAAACCGGTGGCTACGGTAGTGCTCATCCACACTTGATTATCGTAGACGGAACTTTCGTATATTCTCTCAACGTAGGTCTTTCGATCGCCGACCAAATGGCCGATTTCAGAACTATTGACTTACCGTTAAGGGTCAATGATGAATTCCAACATATCAAACCGACCCATGTAGCTTATCTTTACGGCTACTTAATCGTCAATGACAGTGAAACCGACGCTTTCTATACGTCTTATCAATATCCTTTCGAAACTCGTCGTGATGAAGATGGAAATCTTCTCGATAATGAAGAGAACTATGACTTATTCCGTGTTCACACAGAACAGTTTAAGGATTATGGTTTCGTAACTTATTCAGAATGGTCTCCGGATAATACTATCGCTTTGATTTCTAACGGATCTAAGCTTTATACTTTCGGAACCAGGTCTTGGCAGGCTTTCAGCTTTAACGACGATAAGAATAACCCATTCAGCTCGCCGGATAATGCTGCAGGAAATATCGGAATTAAGGCCCCGAACTCCGTAGCTATGCTCGGCCCGACAGTCATCTGGATGGGATCTTCAGATATAGGTGAAGACGGTATCTTTATGGTGCAGGGAACAGAAATTAAACGTGTATCTACACAGGATATTGAACGTGAATTTACACAGTTAATCAACCCAGAGAACGGCTACGCATCAATCTGGCAAGAGCATCAACATGTATTCTACTCTTTGACTTTCGAAGATTCTAAGAAGACTTTCGTATATGACGTTTCTGAAGATTCTTGGCATTATCGTGCATCTTATGACGAAACCAATAACCTTACATACTGGCGATATAACCATGTAACTTTCGCTTATAACCATAATATGGTAGGAACTTTCGATAACGTATGCTATATGGACGAGAACTATTATAAGGAACATGACGGTAGACCAATCCTTAAGCTCAGACGCGGTGGTGTGCTTACGTCTAATGACCAACCTTTCTATATCGACGAAATCGAATTAATCGTCAATAACGGTCAACATAGTTTCGATAACCACTACGATAACATGGAACTCAATCCTAGGGTTTCTATTAGAAATTCTTGGGACGGTAGCTTATTTAGTGACTATGAAGATGCTTATCTCGGAAAGATCGGTCGTTATGACTGGATTACGTCTTTCTATAACATGGGTATGGGTAAATACTTTACTCTCGAGATTTCGACTACTGAGAATATTCCTTTCTCTATCCAGAACTTGAAGATTTCTTGGTCGCCGACGTCTATATTCTAACAGATCGCAATTTAGTGACTTTATATATTGAGGATAAGAATAGACTATATAAACTCATTGAAATGTGAACTAAACTCTGCGAATAGTGAGGAAACATGACAGAATTACCGATTAAATTAATCAGATATGACGAAGGAAACCAGAACGTTGAAGCTTTGAAGGGTAAATATGGATATTTCGGAACCGATAACGTAACGTATATGGTTTCAAAGAATATCTTATTTATCGTATTGAACGAAGGCGCCAAGGTGACTGCGATGAAATTACCGGAAGTAAATAACGGTTTCATCCAGCTATCGAACGGCGGTCGAATCAAGATAACCGATAATATATTGAACTGTGATTTACCGGCTGGTGTATCTGGTTTCGGTATATTATCGTTGAAGAAACTTAACTAA